TGGGTATTCCGGGTCCCGTCCTCCCGATAGGGGGACTGCCCGTAGACCAGAGTGCCGATGTATTTTTCATTGTGCATCAGGTCGTGGAGGGAATTGGAGCCGAAGGCATTTCCCCGCTTGGTCTTGATTCCATCGGCATTCAGACCGGCGATGATGTCACGGTAGGAGCGGCCATCTGCGTACTCCCGGAAGATCCTGCGGACAACGGCGGCTTCCTCCTCGCAGATCTGGAGTTTGCCGTCTACAACCTCATAGCCAAGGGCGGGTTTTCCTCCTGTGTATTGACCATTCCTCGCCATGAAGCGCATCTTCGCCATGGTCTTCTGGCGGGATTGCAAGGCCCACATCTGATTGAAGAGGGCGGAGCTGCCCTCCATCAGGAAATTGGCAGGGTCCCGGATGTCCAGGCCCACCAGCGGCTGGGTGACGGAGATGATCTTCACTCCTAGAGATGTCATCTCCTCCCGGAACAGGAACCAGGAGGTCATGCGGCGGAAGAGCCGGGACTGGTCATAAATGACCACCATGGTGGCCTCTCCCAAGCGGAGACGGCGCATCATCTCTTCGTACTGAGGGCGGGTCTCCTTCATTCCAGAGACCGCTTCGTCCGCAAAGACCCCAAGGACCGGGACGGCGTGCTGGGCGCACCACTTGGCGCAGGCTTCCGCCTGGACCTCGATGGAGTCCTGGGACTGGTTATCTGTGGAATATCTGGCGCAGATAAATGCGCCCGGGATTCTTTTTGTCATATCTTTTCCTTCCCACAAACTGACTCTGACAACTCTTGCTTAATATTCTCTTCAGCCCAAGCCGGAACGTATTTTTTGAGGTGTTCTTTACTGCGGCAATACTTGAATGAGATATACTTCATCTTTAAGAAAACCGATTCTTCCCAATTACATTTACTGTCGCAAATAAAAACATACAAAGACAGGAAAAAATATTCTTCCTCCTCGCTCTCGCTACTTGGAATCAACGCTGCGACATTTCCGGAGAAATAAGATTTTGCAAGATGATTGCGGAATGCTGCGAGAATATCATGGATTTCGTCTGTGTCTTCCAGGCAAAGCCTGCATTTTGTATCAATACCAATGGAGGATTGGGCGCGGAATAGACATCGTGACAATTTTGCTTCGGGTGATTCTCTGGACATAACGGATCTGTTGTCGGAAACAGACCACGCAACCAATTTGCATAGTCTTCGCACTTTGGCCAGCTCGATCCATTTTGATGCGGCTACGATCAAGCACAGTAAGAGCAGAATGATAATTGGTATGAATACTTCCATAAGCATACTCCTCTTCCTACCCGATTTATTGGACACATAGTGTTCTATTATATTATCGAACGAAAGTTCTATATAAACAAGCCGCTTACCCAGGTCATAAGGCGGTCGCCGAAGTACCGGGCCGCGCCGCTGTGGCTGAACATCTCCCGGACCCAGCCGATGTCGCTATTGGTAACATCCACCAGGATCACGATTGCGAAAAAGAGCACAAATATCAGGTTAAGCGTAAGAGAAAACTTCAGCCAGCGGTTCTTCTCCGCCAAAAGCATATTGAAATGGGCGGTGATCCGCTTGATGCGCTCCTCATAGGCACGGCCCCGGTTTTCGTAGACGGCGATCAAATGGGAAACCATCGGGTCTTTCACGTTGGCGGAGGGGGCGGCTTCCGGCTGCTCCGGGTGGTTGCTGAGAGAATATCCCACAGCCGCAGAAAGGTCCAGGACCGTCTGTAGCGAGGGATTGGGGGTGTCTCCCCGGAGAATGCGGTCGATGGTGCTTTTGGGAACCCCGGATGCGTCAGAGAGCTGCTGACTGGTCATGCCGATCTCTTTTTTTCTCCGGATGATGCCATCCACGATGTCTGATGTGGTCATAGTCTGCCCCTTCTTTCGTAAAATCAAATATGAGGCGGCAGAAATCAAATGTGGTTCGGGAAAAAGCAAGTTTGCGTATTGAAAACCATGTGATTCTCCGATACATTTGAACCAGCCCCAGCAAAGACCCGGTGGGCGTAACGTTTGGCGACAGAGCGCCTGCCGGGTCAAATTCAAAAGGAGGCCCCAGGCATGACGCAGCTGAGTCCCTATGTGCTGCGGACTGCCATGATGCTGGAGGAGCTGGAATACGAATCCCAGAGAGCGGCGTATATGGTGATCAGCGATATGCACCGGCTCCAGGGCATGGCGAACGCAGACGAAAGGAAAAATCCCCCTCAAAATAATAGTATCATGGAAGCGCATGGTACGCAAGGAAAAAATAAGAAAGGATGATGAAAAAAGAAACGGTCCTGAATATCTATATAGGGAGTGATATGGGTACGATTTGGCTTACCACCAAGAAAGGGAGGATAAATGAACGAAAGCGAAAGCCGGGATCAGACACTGAAGAAGCTGGAATTTTTCAAGGAAAGGATGACAGACGCGCAGCTGCGGCTGCTTGTGGCCTTCGCCAGCGGACTGATGAAGAAAGGATGATCTCCAATTGAATAGCTAAAGCCCCAGGGAAGACAGATCCCTGGGGCGTTTTCTTTTTGTCGAGGGGATTGCCACGCCAGTGTTCGCACTGGCTCGCAATGACCCTCGTTTTTATTTGGAGATATCCTCGTAGAGCTGCCGGAGCATATCCTCCAGGGCCTGAAGCTCCGCATCGGATCGGGTGCAGATCATCTTGATGACCGCTTTCTTCAGCCGGGAGGAGCCGTTCAGGGCGGAGCCGACAAGCTCGGCGATCTGTTCCTCTTCGGATCTCTCAGCCCTCATCGGCTCAAGGCCGTAGCGGAGCCAATCCTCCTGGATGCCGTAAGTTTGACATACACTTGCAATTACTTCATCCTTTGGCGTTGTTTTCCCGTATTCGATGTTTTTGATTTCGCTTCTGGTTCTGTGCGCTCTTGCTGCGAACTCTTCCTGGGATAGACCGATGCTGTCGCGGAGAACACGGAAGCGCTCGTTAATGGATTCCATTTGGTTCACCTCCTATGCATCAATTGTACACCGCTTCAATTGTGTTGTCAACCCAAAAATAAAATAAAAAATCTCAAAAAAGGATTGACAACACAAGGTGGGCGTGTTATTATGGGTTCACAACCCAAACACAAGGGGTTCACAACACCAAAAAGGACTTTGCCTGTGAAATTGAGTTACCCGGAGCGGCGAGATGCCCGCCCGGATCGCCCTCCGGACGGACACCTCTGCTGATTTGTGTCCACTGACCGCAGGATACTGATTTACAGCCTGCTTACTGGGGAGGCGAACCCGGTAACAGTATCCAACCGAGGCGACGGTTGCTTAGGTCAGCCCTCCCGCTTACGGAGCGACCCGGCTGTCAGTTGTGCCTGACAGCGTCTGCGGGGGAGTTACCGGACACACAGATCGGGATAGGCATTAAGAAATCGATAAGGAGTTCCTTAAAGAGTTTCATGATGCATCACCCCTTTCCGTGAAAATCCCAGGTCTGACCGGGTAATTCAATTTTACAGGCAAAGGATACGCAAATCAAGACAAAAAACGAGGAGGTGAAATGAATGCCTGAGAATATCGTTGATTTCCTGAACAAGATCAAGGCCGTGAAGGGCGAGGCTTTTGTTGAGGGTCTGGTGGCCGGTGTGGAGCTGGCTCATAACGACCATGAGGACGAGGAGGAAGAGGAGGAGAAGTGATGGCCCTCAGCGGTATGCACTGCAGCATCCGGGAGATTGCCACACCGGTGTGCGCACCGGTTCGCAATGACCGGATGGATGGCATTTATGAAAGGAGAAGGATATGCCTATCGTGATCGCAAGAGACGGCAGCGGCGAGCCTCGGATGGACAGGCCGCTGACCCAGGAAGAGAAGGACCGGCTGTGGGCCAGGATCGTGCTGAACTGGTCGCAGAGCAACAAGGATGTGCTCCGCAGAGAAATGGAGGCCCGGAATGGCTAGGGATGTATTAACCGACCTTCAGGTGGAGGAGGAGATCCGGCGGCTGCTGGACAGCCCCCATGTGAAGCTGGCAAAGAAGGAAGAGGCAATCCGGTATCGCCGCAGGCAGTATATGTATCAGCTGAGAAGCCTGGAGAAGAAGGGCAAGCAGCTGGAGGCCATGGGCGTTACCATGGAAAATCTGGAAGGAGAAGATTTTGATGATTGAGGAAACCAAGGGCCGCTACGTGAAACCGGACAGCGTGGAGGAATACCGCCGAGAGGTGGAGGCCCGGCGGAAGAAGCAGCTGGAGGCTGAGAGGGCCGAGGCCGGACGCCGGATGAGCTGCTGGGCGGGACTTATCCTGATCGGCGGAGGTCTGGTGGCTATGATCCTGCAGGGCATGATTGACACAACCATCGGCGTGACGGTGCTGGCGATTGCCTGTGCGGTCCTGGGACGGGGGACAAAGTGATGGCAAGACCGATGTTTTCCCCGGAGGAACTGGAGGAGCTGCGGCGCTTCGATGAGGAGCTGGATGAAGATTTCGTCCAGACCCAGGAGGAGATCGTAGCCAGCCGGAAGCGGGACAGGGCAGCTGCGGTGGCCAACATGGAGCCGGAAAAGCGGAAGATCGCCGAGTATCAGGCCGCCTACAGAGAGGCCAACAAGGACAAGATCGCCGAGCGAGCTGCCGCCTACCGGGAGAAGCATCGGGAAGAGCTGAATGCCAAGGCAAGAGAAAGTATGCGGCGGCTGCGGGAGCGGCGAAAAGCCGAGAAATTGGCAAGCGACCTTATGACCTATTAAATTTCAAGGAGGATCACTGATGGACAAATATTATATGTTCCGCAAGATTCTGGACTTCGTGAACGAGGATTTCGAGATCACGGATGCAGACATCAATACCTACGACCATCACATCGTGGTGGAGGGCGTGTGTCCCATGGGAACCATCCGGGTGGATGTAACGCCGAAGAAGGAGGTAGCGCAGGATGCTTAAGAGTTACAGAGAGCTCCGGGCGGTGGATGTGCTTCCCTACTGCGAACAGCGGGAGGCCAAGGACGACAAGGGCCGGAAGATCATGGTCCCCTACCTGAACTGGGCAAAATGCAAGGAGCTGCTCCATGAGAACGGAGCGGAGGTTGTCTACTTCGAGCCCTGCGTGAACGCAAGCGGCTCCAGCCTCTTCATGAGCGACCAGGTATTCACCGACAAGAACGGTGTGACGAACCGCTGCTATGAGGTGAGGGTGCGGATCGTGATCGATGACCTCATCTTCGAGGCTCAGTACCCGCTGATGAACGGCAGCAACCCCGTTAAGGACAACAGTATGACCCAGCAGCGGCTATGGAACGCACAGACCAGAGCTTTCGTGAAGGGCGTAGCGATGCGCACCGGCCTGGGCTTCGGCCTGTGGGTGGCGGATGACGAGG